GGCGAAGACACCGCCGTTTTCGGACAGGTCGCCGCGCAGTTAACATGTTAACTCCAGGGGCGTAGAGGCATGAATCGTACCGGAACGCAGGCCGCCTATGCCGCCCATCGCGGGGTCTCGAAAGCCTACGTTTCGCAGATGAAACGGCGCGGGAAGCTCCCGATCGGCGCCGACGGCATCGTCGATTTCGCGGCAGCAGACGCGGCGCTGGCGGCCCAAGCCGATCCGGATATGGCGCCGGTAGTCGCCGCGCACGCTGCGCGCCGCCAGCGCGCTGGATTGGCCGATTCCACGCCTCCCGAGATCCCTGCCCCGCCGGCCGCCGAGCCGGACCCGCCGATGCAGGAGGGCCGCTACGTCACCACGCCGATGTCCCGGGCGAAGACCGCCGACGCTGTTTTTTCGGCGAAGACGAAGCAGCTCGAGTACGAGCGCTCCGTCGGCAAGCTGGTCGAATCCGCCGAAGTCGCCCGGGCCATTGCCGCCATCGCCCCGGCGCTAACCCAATTCGACGGGCTCCCGGAACGCCTGGTCGCCCGCCTGCGCGCCGCGCCGGACGAGCGCGCCGCGCGCATGTTGCTCGCCGACGAGATTGCATCCTGCCGGCAAGCGGTGGCGGACTTCTGCCTGGCGCTTATCGAGCGGTCAGGAAGTACAGCGCAGTGAGTTTTCGTCGAGCGCTTTTATCACCAACGCCGAGCGGATGTATTCCATTTTCGCCAGAACGGCGCCGGTTTGGGTGGCGACCTTAAGGTATGGATTCTCGATCGGCGCTCCGGTCCTTGGGTGAGCGACAACGGCGCCGTTTTTCAGGAATGCAAGCGATATTTTCAATAAACAGCTACCGTTTGTCGGCCGGTTAACGCCATGCCCTTCGACGGCCCCTCCGGTTACGCGCTGGCGTTGCGGGAGATGGCGAAGGCGTGGGCGCCGCGCCGGCCGCTGGGCACCCGTGCTTGGTCCGACCGCTACGCCGTGCTGTCGGGAAAGAGCGCGGCCGAGCCGGGCCCGTGGCGCACCGAGCGCATGCCGTTCCTCGCCGGGATTATGGACGCGATGGATTGGGGGCACCCAGCAAAGACGGTCCTGTTTGTCGGCTCGGCGCAGATCGCGAAAAGCGCGCTGTACATGAATAAAATCGGGCAGATCATCCATCAGGATCCGGCTCCCGTGCTGGTGCTGTTTCCGAACGAGAAGCAGGGCCGCAAGTGGAAGGCGGTTCGGTTCGATCCGATGGTGGGAGAAATCCCGGTCCTGCGCGCGCTGATCCCACGCGGGCGCAAGGCGGATTCCGGCAACACGCAGACGCAGGTGCAATTCCCCGGCGGCGTGCTGTTCACCGGCAGCGGCAACATCCCGTCGGACATGGCGTCGATCTCCGTTCGCTACCTTTTCGTCGAGGAGCTCGACCGCCTGCCGCCGGTGATCGACGACGAGGGCGACCCGGTGGAGCTGGCGCTGGCGCGCCTGGCCGCGTTCGATTCCCGCTGCAAGGCGTTTTTCAACTCGACGCCGACGACCGAGGAAATCTCGCGCATCTGGCCGTTGTGGCTCGGCTCGACCATGGACCGCTATCACATGCCATGCCCGCACTGCGGCCACATGCAGTATCTGCGCTTCGCTGCGCTGCGCTGGCCGGACGGGAAACCGTCGGCCGCGGTCTACGAATGCGAGGACAAAGGCTGCACGATCGAGGAGCACGCGAAGACCGACATGCTGGCGGCTGGCGAGTGGCGCGCCGAGCATCCGGAGCGCGAGGCCGAAACGAAGGGCTTCCACGCCAACGGGCTCATGACCCCGCTCGGGCTCGGCCGCACGTGGGCGAATCACGCCGCGGCATGGGATCGCGCGCAGGGCTCGCCGGCACGCGTCCAGGTGTTCCAAAACACGCGCATGGGCGAGATCGTCAAGAACGACAAGGTCAAGGTGGAGTGGGAGGCCATCGCCTCGCGGCGTGAGCCGTACACGTTGCGCTCCATACCGGCCGGCAATCTGCTGCTGACCGCGGGGGTGGACTTCCAGGCGGATCGCCTCGAAGCCGCGATCATCGGCATCGGTCGCGGCGAACGCATCACCGTCCTCGATTACGTCGTGCAGTACGGCGACCCGACGCGGTCGGAGTTGTGGCAGTGGCTCGACAGCTGGCTGGCGCAGCCGATCGTCAACAGTTTCGGCGTCCCGATGCGGCTCGCCGCGTCGATGCTCGACTCCGGCAACTGGCAGCAGGAAGTTATCAATTTCACCCGCACCCGCAAGGCGCGGGGCATCTTCGCCGGCAAGGGCTCGTCGGTGCGCTCGCGCCAGCCGATCGGGAAGCCGACACTGATCGACGTTAACTTCCGTGGCTCGGCGCAGAAGCGCGGCGCGGAGCAGTATCAGATCGGCGTGACGATGATCAAAAAGTGGCTGTATTCCCGTTTGGTCGCCGACGCCGGCACGATCGAAAAGCCGGTGCGTCCGGCCGATCGCCATGTCCGGCTGTCGGTCGATTTGAGCGACGACTGGTGCCGCCAGCTCGCCGCCGAACGCTACGACGAGCGCGCCGGCTGGTTCAAGGTCTACTCCCGTAACGAGGCTCTTGACACGATCGTGCTCGCCATTGCCTCCGCACAGCATCATACGGTGGCCGTGCACCGCTACCGCGAGCTCGACTGGCAGCGCCTCGAACAGCTCTACGAGCCGAAGGCCGCGTCCGACGCCGGGCAACCCGCCAGGCCGGTCGATTCGCCGCTCGGCAAGATCGCGTTGCGGATCGGCGGCGGTTTCCTGCCCACTTCAGCGAGGGTCGGCACACCATCATGACCACCTGCGCCGAATGGGCCACGCGCCTTGCGACACTCAAGGCCGCTGAGCTCAAGTTCCTGACCGGTGACAAGGTGAACATGATCCAGGACGGCGAGAAGCGTCTGGGCAAGAACGACATCAACCTGCAGGCGCTGCAATCGCAGATCGCGATCGCCCAGCGCCACGTCGACCGCTGCAACGGCTGCCGCCGCGGCGGTGCGATCCGTTTCATGCCCGTCGACTGCTGAGACACTTATGGCCAAACCGCACATCCGACTGCGCGCGGGTGTCGGCGAAGCCATGCCCGCCGCCGGCGCCGCGTTCACCGGCTGGGGTGGCGCACACCACGGCGCCTCGCGTACGCTGCGCGACGTCGCCGGCTGGCACGCGTCCCGCGGCTCGGCAGACGCCGATCTGCTGCCGGACTTGCCCGAGCTGCAGTATCGCTCGCGCGACATCCATCGCAACAATGGCTTCGCGCACAGCATCGTCCAGACCGGCGTCGACAACATCGTCGGGACAGGTCTGCGACTGTGTGCGCAACCCGACTATCTGGCAATCGAGGCGGCGCTTGGTTCGGAATACACGAAGGAATGGGCGGACGAGTGGGGCGCGCGCTACGAGTCGCTTTTCCACGAGTGGTGGTGGTCGACCGCCTGCCACGCCGGCGACACCAAGACCGGCGACATGCTCTGCGAAGAGTTCATGTACTCGAAGTCGAACAGCGGCGCGGCGCTGATCCTGCCGCTGTGGCTGCCGGAGCGCGGCGACGGGTTCGCGACCAAGCTGCAGACGGTCGAAATCGATCGCCTGTCGAATCCGAACGACGCGACGGACACCGCGCGGCTGCGGGGCGGCATCGAGTTCGACGCTTACGGCATGCCGCTCGCCTACAACATCCGCCGCGGTCACCCGGGCGATCGGTTCATGTCGACCGACTTCAGTTCGGCGACCTGGGAGCGCATCCCGCGCTACACGCCGTTCGGCCGGCTGCGCGTGATTCACGCCTTCGACGGCGAGCGCCCGGACCAGACGCGCGGCAAGCCGCTGCTATCCGCCGTGCTCGACCAGTTCAAAAACATCGACCGTTACATCAAGGCGGAGATCCAGGCCGCGCTGATGAACGCGATGATCTGGGGCGCGATTACCACGCCGCTCGAGCACGAGGAGATCGTTGAGCTGTTCAAGGGCAACGAGGACGGCTACATGAAGGCGCGCGAGGGTCACGCCGTGCGCATGCAGTCAGGGACGTTGGCGACCCTCTTCCCTGGTGACAAGCTGGAGCCGTTCATGCCGGCGCGCCCGGCCGCACAGTTCGGCGTGTTCTTGAAAAACGTCGCGCGCATCATCGCCGTCGGGGCTGACATGCCCTACGAGCTGGCGATGAAAGACTTCTCCGACTCGAACTACTCGAACACGCGCGCGGCGCTCAACGAGGTGTGGCGGTCGTTCAACCGCAAGCGCGACCGCCTGGGTGCCGGCTGTCTCGATCCGATCAACGGACTGTTCGCCGAGGAAATGGTCAACGCCGGCCGGATCGAGGCGCCGAACTTCTACCAGCTGCGCCGCGCGTATCTGCGCTGCATCTGGATCGGGCCCGGCCGTGGCTATGTCGACAAGGTAAAGGAAGCGCAGGGCGACCAGATCATGCTCGACGGCGACACCGACACCCTGATGCGCATCGCCGCCGAGCGCGGCATGCACTGGCGTGAGCTGCTGAGTCAGCGCGCGACCGAGCGGAAGTATGCGGCGAGCCTCGGCCTGCCGGATCACTCCGCCATCCGCGCTGCCAATCCGCCGCAACCGGCGCCCGATGACGCGGCGGCGCCGGATGACGCGGCGGATCCCGAAGTGACACCGAGCAAGACGCCGCCGACGAACCAGCCCGGGGGCGCGACCGCCGATGCGTAGATCGCTGCCGCGGAGGTTCCTCCTCTTCTCCTTGGCGATCCCTGCGGCCCGCCCTGAAAAGCGGGCCGCTTTCTTGGGGGCGGCGCGATGAACCACTTTCGACTCGCAACCCGTTTATATAATTGCCCCCTCCTGGTCACGCAGGCGAAGGCCGCGGAGATCGAGCGCGTGTTCCGAGCGCACGAGGAAGGGCGTGCCGCGCTGCTGTCGCCGGCGCCGGAGGCGGTCCAGCGCGTCGAGCTGGCTGCACCGGGCATGGTGCGCACCGATGCCGGCTATTGGCGTACAGCGCAAGGCGTAGCACTGATCCCAGTCATCGGGACGCTGGTGCAGCGTGGCGACTCGCTGGATGCTGCCTCCGGCCTGGTCGGCTACAACCGGATCGCCGGGCAGCTACAGGCCGCGCTGGACGATCCGCGCGTCGACGCAATCATGCTGGAAATCGATTCCAACGGTGGCGAAGCGGCCGGCGTGATCGATCTCGCCGAGAAGATTCGGTCCGCCGGCACGAAGAAGCCGGTATGGACGATCGCTAACGAGCAGGCGTTCTCCGCCGGCTATTGGCTGGCCTCTGCTGGTACGAAGCTCTTCGTGCCACAGACCGGAATGGTCGGCTCCGTCGGCGTGGTCATGCTCCACGTGGATCAATCGCAGCGCGATGCGAAGTCGGGGCTCGTCTACACGCCGATCTTCGCCGGCGCACGCAAAGTCGACTTTTCGTCCCATGCGCCGCTGTCCGATGAAGCGATGGCGATCGCGCAGGAAGAGGTCAACCGCGTCTACGATCTGTTCGTCAAGTCGGTTGCCGATCAACGTCGCATCGACGAACAGGCTGTGCGCGATACGCAGGCCGGCCTGCTCAACCCGGAGGCCGCGGTGAAGGCCGGCTTCGTTGACGGCGTCCAGTCGTTCGACGAGACGCTTACCGCGCTTGCCGCCGAGGCGCAACACGTACGGATTCACGGAATGCGCGCCGCCGCAAGTGCGCGCGCGGCTGCACCGGCTACGCCGGACCCATCACTGTCGAAAGGAGAACTGGAAATGACTGATGCAGAACGCGCCGCGCAAGCGGCACAAGTAGCCGAAGCGCGCGCCGCCGGCGTGACCGAGGGCAAAGCCGCCTCGGCGGCAGAAGCCGCAACCGCGGTGACAGCGGCGCAGGACGCCGAGCGCGCGCGCATCTCGGCAATCCTCACCCATGCGGAAGCCGAAGGCCGCGCGAAGCTCGCGAATCACCTCGCCTTCAAGACCGCGCATTCGGTCGATGACGCGGTCGCGCTGCTAGCCGCGGCGGACAAGGCCGCGCCTGCGGCGCCGGGAAACCCCCTGGCGGAGGCAATGGCCGGTATCCCCAACCCTAAAGTCGGGGCTGGGTCGGCCGGCGATGCGGAGGCGAAACCCGTCGTCATCGATTCGAAGGCGATCTTTGCTCGCGCGAGCGGACAAGCCAACCGCGCTCGCTAGTCGGCGCCCACCCATCCCTGATAGGAGCAATCCCAAATGACCACTAAGACCGAAACGACCCACGCCGGAGATTTCATCATCTCGGAGGCCAATGGCAACCGCTCGCGCGAAAGCGGGACGCTGATCAGCGGCCAGAACCTCGCCGCCGGCACCGTCGTCGGCAAGATCACGGCTTCGGGCAAGTACGCGCAGTACAACAACGACCTGAGCGACGGCTCGAACG